TTTTTACATATGTAGGAATTTGCTGTATATTTTTAGTTAAACTATCAGGGTCAGGCAAAGACATTATTGTTAATAATAATAAAGATATTAAAACTTGACATAAGCCGTGTTATTTTCACAAACTAAAACACAATCAAAGTTAGCAAAAGCGTCAAAACGAGGCGTGATAGCTCCACCACGATTGAGAGACCTAAAATTCATTGTGAGGTATATGTCGTCTGTATTTGTGTTTACGCCTGCCCAGATACTGCTCTTGTCAGTAGCAACATACGATTCTAAATCTATGCCGATGTAGAAACTTCCGCTTGATGAAGAAGACACATTTGTAGCAGAGTCGTTTGAAGCAACAGAAAGACCCATTGAATAAGAGTTTTTATCAATAGAAGGCGTGTACATAATATCAGCAATAGAACCGTATGCTTTAGTAATTTCTGCAAAAAATTCTGCAATTGTGGTACATGGTTTTGGGGGGGCGATGGTACTTCCGATTCTGAACTGATAGTCCAAAAGACCACAAGTAGTAGCAGTGGAACCAGTTCCAAGTGTAGTAGATGAAAAGGGGAAAAATGTTAATGCTCCAGTTCCTTTATCACGAAGTGAAACAATAATACTTTTCAGAGAAGAAAATTTTGCAGGAATGGGCATTGAAATCTGAGTTTGTGTATTATTTGGAATAGATGCGGAAAATTGGTAATTTCTAAAATCAGGATAAACATATTGAATAGGTTGACCTTCTAACGAGTTATAAATCACGCTCATTGCTGCATCACCGAGTTCTATAAAATTGGCTATGTATTCAACATTACTTAGAGCAATAGTAGAAGCACCAACCAATTCACAGCAACCTTGAATTAAACTTGAAACCAATTGAATTTCCACACGAAGTGGAGCAGACGACATAGCGAACAATGGGACATAGTTTGATGACGATAAGGAACCCACCAATGACAAAAGATTTAGGCAGTAGGTATCACTTACAGTTCCACCATTTGCAGTGAGTGCTTGTCTATCACCACCAATTCTCTCACCTGAATTAACTTGATAAGAAGGTGATATACTTGCAAGAACTTGAGCTTTCAATGCAGCAACGTCAGCAGGTGCTGTAGCAATCATTTGTAGTTGTGATACAGTATCCGTTCGTGTTCCAGCCAACAAACTTTGCTTACCGAATGTAGCGTCCGTTGGTTGTTGTAAGTCAAATAAAATTTTTGCTAACATTCCATACTCAGAAATATCCTGAAGAAGATTGGAACCACTGAAGACCCTAATGCGGCTTATCAATCCGTGAGCGCCACAGCTATCAAACCTGTATGCGTTGTCTGCGGCTGTTGAAGTAAAAGTACAAGTAAATTTTAAATAAGATTCTGTAGCAGCAAGCACCAAATTATTTCGTGTTGGGATGTTGATTATTATCGTGTCATTTAACCCATAACCAGAAGTTCCATTCTGGGGCGCGATTGAAATTCGTGTACTTTTTGCCGCGGCACTTTCCACTTTAGAACCGTACTTTAACGTTTTAGGCAACATTATAATTATTAATAACAAAATAATTATTAATAATTAAGTATTTCATCGTTTTTCTAAAGAAGATTTTCTCATAGAAGTTATTCTTTTCAAACCCATTGGCATAAATTGTGCATTTCCTAAATTAGATTTGTTGTAAATCATATTATTTACTTCAGTACCTGGAGGAGTAGCTTTTGAATGAGAAGATCTGCTCATAACTTTTGAGCCCAACCCTGCTAATTTCTTCCCCAAAGTATACCCAGTATATAAACGGTTTCCTAAAGTGAGTGCTGTCTTTGCGGCTTTCAAACCCATAACCAATGACATTATAAATTAGTGTAAGATTTTATTATTCATTCCACAAAATTGACAATCTCAAGTTGTAAAGTAATAGAGAAATATTGTTGATTTAATTCTAAAGTATTTCCATCTTGGTCAAGCAATTTAATATTAATGAAGTTCATAACATTTGTATTAATATTGACACTAAAATTATGAGAGTTCACATAATTAATCATAGAATAAGGACTTGACTGAATTGGGACACAAACGAGTACATCGTGTTGATTATTACCAAAATTATTTATACAACCTGTATTTAAGTTGGTTGCAAGGTTAATCATTCTTATAGCCGATAAATTAACTTGTTTTGCTAAAGTTAATGCCTTCCCAGTAGAAGTATTAGATAAATCATTATTACTCAATCCTATTAAGTTTAAGCACGTGGAATTAGCATTTAATATTTTAAAATCATAAGTTGTATTTACAAAAGTGAATTTATTTGTTATACTGCTATAACTACAGGTTGTACGAGGTAGATTATTTGTAAAAAATGCTGCCAATTGATTAGCATTATAATTACCATAAGGAATGAATAAATTTGTAGTTATTTGAGGGTCTGCTGTGTATTCATTATAGCAAAATAAATTATTTCTAGAATTGATATTGTAGAACGAATACGGAATGACTACGTGTAAAACTCCAATATAAATAGTGTACTGACTCTCTGCTTCTATAATGGGTAGAGAAAAATCACAGTCAGAATAATGGTCGTTATTATATTTGGTTGCGTGCCGTGAATTAAGATGTATCTGCAGCTTCTCGTTAGGGTTGTTATTCATTATAATATTTTGTTATTTAATTTATTCAATTTACTGTAATTGTGCGCTCCCAATAAATTGTAATCATATTTATCTTTGATTGTTATTTTTTTGCCAAGATTCTTTTGCGTATTACTAAGTAGAGAAACAGGGTCATTACTCGTTCTTATGTCTGTTTGATTTTTTGAAATGGTTTTCCCAATACCTGAGAGTCCGACACCTTTATCCAAAGTTATTACCTTATTATTTTTGCCACCTGCATATTCTGCGAGCGAACCACCAAGACTATGACCTATAATAGTAGCTGGAGCCGAATATTTCTGTTTGACCTTTTCTACTAATTCCTTTGCTCCTCTGAACCGACTTGACAGTCCTTGTAAACCAGTTGCTAATAATAAATTAGTTCCCCAATCTGAGACACGTCTTGTTCCAGTGTAGGCTATTGTGGGACGATTTTTACGATCAACCCAAACTTTTTGTTCAGCATTACTTAATGAATCATCTAAACGCATTCCATATTTATTTCCTATTTCTCTTGCAGGGGTATTGCGGCTATAACTTGCTTGTAATAAATCACGTATTTTGTTTGTTGAAATCTCAGGTTGTCTAATTCCTTGATTGATCTGAAATTTCCTCTCCATCATTATATTTATTGTTGAGAATATCTCCAATGGGTTCTGGGTTTAACTGCCTCTCTAATAATTCTTTCAATGGACTATTGTCTTTATTTTTCTCTACTATAAGATCTATAATCTGATCAAACGCTGGAATATGTTTACACTCTGGAGGGAACTTGTTTTCGTAATATTCAGGTGTATGATAACGAATATTATAGAGTATCTTATCCCAATCAATAGTCTTTCCTTCTTCACCGTGATTTCTATAGTCCAATTCTACTGGAAGTAATCCATTTTCTAAAGATTTGATAATATTTTCTAAACTCATAATATTATCAACATTATTTTATTTTATTAATAATTCATTAAAATTCTTATACAATTTATTTTCACTCGTATCAATATCCAAATGATTATACGGAGCATCAAAAACATAATTGTAGAGAAGCAAAGCATCATCCTTATTTAAATTTAACAATTCACGAGCAATAGAATTAAATTCTTCTACATTACGTGTTTTCCATAATGAAATATAAGTTATTTGTTTCCTTAATGATTTTGGAAAGTAGAGATAAGTTTGTAAAGTAAAAATAAAAGAACAACACAAATGGCGTGCTTTGATTAGCATTTTATTTAGTTGTTTCTGTATTTGCTTATCCTTTAACAGGTTGGCGAAATCGTCTACTATGATTACAGAATATTCAATTTCTTTTTCTTCATCTGATTCATCACTAGACGATTCTAAATCATCATATTTTTCTTTTCTTTTTTTCTTCTCTACTTTTGGTTCCTCATCAACTCTTTTACTAACTAACTCATTATATATTTCTTCTAAAATAGGCACATCTAATTCGTGATAAACACGAGGATGTTTTTCAAAAGGATGATTTTTTAATGAGGCAAAAGAGGCTGAAGGACAGAAATAATAAATTGTATTAAAAATATTACGATAACAAGTCTTACTCTTAAACATATTCAAAAGTAAATTTGTTTTGCCTGAACCACCTGAACC